TCATGCTTGTGCGTATAACGTAGTTACCAACTAGCCAGCAATTAACCTCATACCATTTCTCCATGTCAGAGATGCCTTTCATGCCCCATTCATCCAGCATCTTCCCAGATACCTTCGTCCAGACCTCAAGTACATCAATATCATTTCCCTGACCATAGATATGTTCGTATGGTCGGCCCTCAAGTTGAGACCTCTCAAAATCAGACCATAGCCAATCCTTATACCCAGACTGTCCATATGATTCAATAGCAGACCTGATTGCTTTCTCATCAAAACCATCAACTCCAATCTGATCATATAGCACATGAGGAGCTATCCTACGTCTCTGAATAAGCGTTCCCTCATCAAAGTTACGAGCCTCCGGGCTTGGATACATATCAAATGGGGATACTGCGTACCATCTGCGCTTTGGATTACGCTCAATCACTGGCCTCATCGAATTCGGGCGCATTATATTTGGTTGCCACTTAAGCTCTGCAACCATGTTTGTTTCCGGGCCTCTTAATACGCCTAGTTTTAAAGTAACAAGATCAGATACAACCTCTTCCATTGCTTCATAGAACCCGCCCTCACGATACTCATCGTCAATCGCATCTTCCATGCGCATGGCATTTTTCTTTGCTTGATCTTTTGCGCGTTTCTTGACTATATCCTTATATTGGTCAACACGCTCTCTAACATCCTTTTCTGATGGAATCATATCAACAATCTGTTGCAGCTCAAGCGCCGCTTCCTGAGCAATTATCTGCATAAGCTCAGGTGGTATTTCTGGAATTGGACTTGGCTCTAACGAGAATGGACGTTCACCGGAACCAAAAAGCACATCAAGAATCATCGCCTCTGCTGCACGACACTTCACATCAGTAAGCATCATTTTAATTTCGGAGCCACCAGTCTTTCTAATTGCCGCCAGTTTTTGCTGTCCGTACTTTCCCTCTCTCTGTCTGAGGCTTTTTAGCATTTCTCTTTCTATTGACTGCTTTCCATCCCTGTTTCTGATCCACTCACGATTACAGTGGGCAGCAAGCCTCCCTATATGCTCAGGCTCTGTGTCAACGCCTTGGCCATATTTTCGCTCTATCGCGTCAATATCCTCATTGCTACGAACTCTAACGAGGCCTATGCTTTTGCCAATTCCTTCCATTATGTCCATCCTACGACTGATACTTCAGGGGATTCAATGACTTTCGCCCTAGGTTTTGTGCTTGCCCCGGTGACACCATTGCGCGCCAAATCAGCTAAATACTGCAATGCATCATGAGGATGTGAGTAGCTATTCTTTTTAGGCCTGTCTTGGAATCTTGCTTCTCCAGCTACCTGCATTCTTTCGTATTGGTATCCGCCAAGAAAGCCCTTTCTTAAAATCTTGCATTTTGGATCAAGGATAAACCCCGGCTGACCATCAATCATAGACCCCAGATAATACTCAACATTATCAAAGCGTATGGTGGGATCATTTGATGATGCTGGCTCAGTGAACAGGCCTTCCTGTTCCTGTATATCAAATACACTGAATTCATCATAGCCCTTTGACGTTCCAGATGGATCGCCCCAGCTATACATTAGATCAAACCCCGGGTAATTTGCAGATAAATGCGGCTTGATAACCTCCCTAGTGAATTGACGCACTCCCATACCTTTGCCTTGGGCATCAACTGCTATTTCATCAATGATTCTAAGTTGCCCTTTGGGCGAGAGCTGGCCAATGACAACGGCAGGAGTGCGCCCATAGTCATGCCCTAACAATAATGGCAGGCCCTGATACACAGTTAGCGGAGATGATGAGCAATGTATGGCATCGTTGTATGTTGTATAGCATGGTCTGCCATCCATGCTTGAGCCATATATTCCCATAACGTACACTTTGATCCACTCAATACTCTTACCGGGGATCATTCGCATCCAGTATTCAAATCCAAGTGGCTGATGCTTGGCATTTTCCGCTGCTGGATTTGGAAGGTACTTTGTACCCTTGGCCGTTTTTACTTCAAATAATGCTGGTGGCTGTTTTATTAGTTTATAACCACGAGGTTTCTCTTCCTCAAATAAAGTATACCACCAATGATCATCATCCGGTGGATTTGTATCCATGATCACACATGAACGAGTCGGGCCACCATTCATTTTTGCGGGATATCTGCCAACACGGCCAGTACCCATATCAAGCACTGTCTTTGATATCTCTCGCGCTTCGTTTATAAATAGGCCAGTAAGCTCAAGTGATAGTAATTTCTTAACATCTTTTGGCCTATCCATGGAGAGGAACAGAATCTCCTGATAAAACTTCTCTCCCGATGGAAAGGCCTTGGTAGGGCCTAGATCAAATTGTATCTTTGCCACAATTGGCGAATCGTAACTGATCTTCGATATATTTCCAAACCAGTCCTCAAATGTCTTAATTGAGGTTGACTTTAGCTCAGGATACGTGTTCCTTACAACACCCCATCTTGTCCTCCTTACTCCGAATTGATCAGGCTCCTGCTCCATTCCATTTTTAAAGATTTCCTGAAAGCAGGCTACTGACTTACCGGAACCAATTGGCCCCATGAGAGCGCGCACGAAGTCTGGTGCTGCGTGAAACTTAGCAGCACAAGGCTCAGCAACGTAGCTCACTGATGACATTATTACGTCTCGACCTCGTGTTCTATTACCTCACGAGTGATCCTGAGTTGTTCTGGATTGCCATAATCAACATTGATTATAACCTTTTCAGCAGTTCCAACATCTTTCTGCTTAAACATTCCAAGATGGTTCCCAAGAAGTTCAAGTGAGCGATTCGCATTGCGCCCATCAAATTGCCACTCTCCGATAGGATTACCCTCTCTGTCAAGAACCTCAGTGGCCTGTAAGGCGCGATCTACCAGATTAGCAAGCCTGAGTATTACCCAGTCCTCGTTTATGGCAATATCATCCACTCTATCGGCCAGAACAGCCCTAATACGTCTACGCACTTCAGGTTTCTTAGAGATACGGTATGCTGCATCCTTTATTGATGTCTTTGACGGGTCAAACCCACAATCAATAGCAGCTTGCCTATGCTGAAAACTCTGGACATAAGACTGAGCGTAAAGCTCGTACTTTGGATTCTTTAGCGATCCGTCCTCATTGAAATGCTCTTCGAGCACATCAATAGAAATCTCTTGGCCAGTCATTAGTGGTCTTCTCGCCTGACAAGCTTGGCAATGAAAAAGTTCCATTTAAGCCTGCGGATTCCACGCTTGAGATTTGATTCTGTTGCGTATCCTTCTCCGCTTGCCTGTATCTTTCCGTTTCTTCCTTGAGTGTTCCAGTACCACTGGCCATCGGCTAATGACCTCCAATAATTATTTTGTGGTTTCTTAAGTGCCATCCTTGCTCTCCTTACGTTGGGTTAACTGGTACAAAAATATCATTTGCTCTGATTGATGATACTGCCTGAGCTGACCCATAAGGAACCCACGGTGGGTCTGATCCTTTGTGGTTAGTAACATCTCCGTCTGGCGACCACATTAATGGCTGTACACCACCCCATTCGGCCCATGTAGTTTCATCAAGTTGTCTTGCGAATCCTGTAACTGGATCAAAAAATAAATCTCTATTAAAAGCAATATCAAAATCTGTTGCTACTGTGCTATACCCAAAATGTGAAAGCATAAATGGAACACCAGTGGCTCCGCTTCCATATCCACCAAGGGTAGCATAGTTCGCGTGCAGTATTGTGTATGCTGCGGCAGCTCCACCTGCAGGAGGGGATGATGATCTCATCCACCCACGCATTTGTGACCAAACATAGAGCCTATTGAATGTTGGGCTAAAAGAAAGCGCAAAATTTATATATTGGTTTCTCATTTCATGGCCTTGTAAACTGCCATCTGAAATCCAATCAGCGCCTCCAGAGCCAACAAGGCCCCAATCAATATCATCTATTCCCACTGATGATGATATTGAATTATTTATAGAGCCAGCGTTTCTATATGTTACATACGCTCCATTTGATGATCCTACTAAAGTCATATAATGATTTGAAAGTCCAAATGACCTTGTTATTATTGTAACATCACCAGTTCCAGAAGTGCCATCAATGTCAGCAGGTGCATATATACGACCGATCATTGTGAAGTTCTGAGTTACTACTGTTTTGCCTGATTTATACATTCCAGCGGCCTTACCAACATTAAGTGACATCATTGCTGGGTTGTAATCAACAACCTCTGGAACCTCTGCAATAACCTCTGTATCTCTATCAAAGTAAGTCATTCTTGAATCATTCCAATAACCATCTGATTCTAAATCAGTTTTTAAACCATGATAGAAATAAAACTGCCCAAGTCTTCCTGTGTATCCTGTTGATATACCTCCATTTGAATATATTCCTCCAATCCATGCTCCAGATGTTGGTTTTGTTATTTTATTTGTTAGTGCTGTATACGTCCATGCATTACCATTTATTTTTATACCAAGTTCCATTTCATCTGGGTCATACCTTACCTGAATGCACTGCCAATAGTCTTCTGATATTTGGTCTCCTGAAAATATCTGTTGTTGTCCACCAGCGCCATCAGGAATAGTAACTCGTAGTTCTTGTGGATTTGACCCGTCTGTCTCTGATACCCGTATTATGCTATACCCATCTCCAGCACCACCACCAATATATGAGTCTCCAAGACAGAAAAAACCAGATGGGTTTGTGTTTCCAACTTTATTCCAAAGGGAAATTATAATAACCATTTGCCAAGGGTCATTGCCCTCGTTTGGAGCAAATGACCCAGCCAAAGGACTCCAATCATTCTTCCAAGCAGATGCAGTATTACCAGCAAATGGCCACCATGCTGGGTCATCTGAACTTGCGTATATTGCATATGATCCATTATCCCCAGTTGTTCTTGTTGTTATTGACCATCCAGAATTATACCCATTTGCATACATTGGGTGTAAACCATGAAGCCAACCAGTTGGCCTAAATCCTGTATTTGGATATGTAGCTTCATCAAGATGTGCATTTGACGCGCTTCTAAACGGAATAAATTCATATGGATCAGCTATTGATTGATGCGGTTCTTTTGTTGCTATTGCAGCAAATAACCCTTCCATATAATCATTTGGCTTTACACACGTTCCAAGCTTAACACCACCACCTACTGGCTGTCCTTCAGGTGGTCTTGTTGGCATTAAAGCAGTTGATTTACCGGGATGGTGATACGAGAATAGACCATTATCTGAAAAGT